TCTATTGACTTTAATAACGCATCATAAGTATTTTTTATTTTCGTGCTTGTTAATGTAGCCATTATTGCTTTTTAAATAAGTTAATAATTTTTTTACGTTTGCCTCTTTTGGCTTGTAAGTCTTTTTTACAATACCCATCCTTCGAAACTAGCATCTTTATCAGGATAAACATCCTGGTTTGAATTAGTATAATATTCATTAAATTTACTAGGTGCATTAAATTGCATATAACTAATAAATCTATCTGTATAATATTGAGCTAAATTTCTTGATTTTTCTATTAAGAAATCTATTTCATTTTTATCTACTACACTAGCGTTTTCACTTGAACTTTTATATATGCCTTTATTAGCTATGTTATAACTAGCAAAAGGTAAATATTCTACCATAGCCCAGTGAATTACCATAGGTTTTACGTAATCATTAACAAGAGTTAAATAATCTCCAGTTAAATTATCAGCTATTATATCCTCACTAATTTTATTAAATAAATCACTACCAAGGTAATTTTGTATATGTATATCTTGAGCTATTTTTATGAATTGAATAAACTTGTCAGTGTCAACATTACCGTTAACAGCAGTGTATTTTACTAAATCATTTCTTGTTATAAATAATGCCTGTGCCATAATTACTTTTTATAATTTGGATGATGTCCTTGGTTTGCCATATCTTTAGGTGCTTTTTTTGCATCTCTCCAGCCTCTTGGTTTAGCTTTGTAAGTTTTTGGTATATCATTAACCTCTACAAAGTCTTTTATTTTATCTGATTTTTCTATGTATTTACCATTTGTTTTTTTCTTCAATCTATAAAGTTGTTCACTCCAGTAATGTCCACAACTAACTCCTCCTTTAAACCTAAATAGATCATAAGCTTTACCTTTATGTCCAAATGATTTATTTACTCCTTTTTTAGATGCTGCATCAATATCTTCAATTCTATAAACCATATTTCTCTTCATTAGTGCTTTACAAAACTCTCTTGAGTTTCCACTAGAATATTTTTCAGCATATTTATACCTAACTTTATAATAGCTTTTATCTAATACCGAAAAGTCACCTTTACCTTTTTTTAAGTTTGGTATTGCCATTGCTATTTTTTGAAACAAAGTTTTCTTTTCTTCTATAAGATCATTAGCCCAAGATTCAATATCTTTATTTTCTTCAGAATATTCTCTTTCATCTACTAACTCCCATTCATCATCTATTTCTTCACCATTTAAGTTTTCTAATATATCTAATGCAACATCATCAGAAAGCTCATTAGAAGTGTCTGAGGACATTTTTACGCCTGTTTCTTGCTCTTTAGTTTCTTGATCTTCTATTTCTTCTACTTCAGTAAACTCTAAAGGTTGTAAAGTTTTAAAATATAAATGCAAAGAAATATCATTAACAGCTAATATCTCATTAAAAGAGTCTATTAATAATTCTTGATAATTTTTTATAACTATATTGTCAAATAATAAAGATGCAGTTTTTATTTCGTCTGCATTATTTCCTAAACCACTGTTACCGTCTTTTATACCTAACAATAGAGGTGAAGTAATTCTATGCGATATAATTAATTTTTTTATACATTCATTTGATAAATACTCATAATGTTGTGGAGCATCATTCAATGGAATATCATCTACTGTAGTTTTGCTTTCCGCATTATTATTAAAAGCTACAATTACTTTTTCACCTTGACTTCCTGTTAACTTATTTAAAACGTCAGATTTAACTTGTAATTGTTTCTCTCTATCAGGAACTCCGTTGTTGAAGTTTACTACTTTAGTGCCCGAGAAACCACATTGAACCTCGTTTATTAAATAATCTGCTACTTCTTCTTCTAACTCTGCATACGCTAATCCGCCTTGATAATCTACAGGAGCATAATAATCATAACCAGATACATATCTTTTAATAATTATAACTTCTGATGTTTTTTTATTACCAAAACCAAACACAGGAATTCTTTCGGGTTGTTCTGAGGGCTTTATTTTACTCCAGTTATGATGATAATAATAAGCTTCAATTTCACCCTTTTCGTTGCATTTTTCTGCTCTTAATGTTTGTCTTGGAAAATGTTCTGCTTTTATAACTTTTCCATTTTTATAAATTATTTGCATACTTGCTTCACCTAATAACTTAAGATCTTGACAAGTTTTTCTAATATCTTTATTAGCAAATATAGAACGCATTTGTGCATATTCATCTGGTTTTCTATTTGAATCAGAAGCATCTAATCCTTTTCCGTAAACCATATTAACAACACCATTTATAATAGCATTATTTGTAGCACTACCATTATATCTATCTATAATATATTGATAATAATTGTTATCTTCACCATAATTAATCCATTCTTTGTTTTTATTTTCAACAATTACTGGTCTATTATAATTTGATAAATTTAAAATATGTAAGTTTTCCATTATATAACTATGAATTCGTTATTACTACTATGAGTAGTATAATTATTATTATTTACACTATAATCTAATACTTGCTGATTAGTGCAAAATATTTTATCTCTAAATATCACATTATTACTTGGATCTGTTATTTCTATAGTATAAAAATTATCTTGCTTTAAATCAAAAATAGCGCTTAATTGTCTATAATACTTAACTAAAGAAAAATCACCTGTATGATCTTGAGAATAAACACTTTTATTTTCTGTCTCTGAAAATATATCTACACTATAAGTAATAGAACCACTATATTCTCTTGGAATAAAGCTTATCGTTTGTGAACTATCAGAGTCTTGTAATATTATCATATATATACAATAAAAAAAACAACTATTTGTTATAATAAAAAAGAGGGCTATTGCCCCCTTTTAAATAATATATAATAAATATATTTTAGAAATCTGAACCAGATGTCACAGTAACAGTAGCACTAGACATTCCAGCGTAAGGATCTGAAGCAGTAGGACTGTCAACAAAATTAGCTGGTTTTACTTCTTGAGCTGAAAAGCTAAGAGTATATCCGCTTAGGTCTCCCATCGCGGCTCCAGTTACAATTGTTCCTCCAGTTACTTCCGAACCATGTTCTAATCCCATTACAAAAACATTACCATTATAATCTTCTACAGCGATATGAGGTCTACCGTAAGCTAACAACTTAATCTCTTTATTATCTTCTTTAGATAATTTATGTAATGTTAAGTTTAATGTTTGCTCAAAGAAAGTAGTACCATTTTCTCTTGAAGAAGTAACGGTTTGTTCGAATGATGAATTTCCTTTTAATTCATATTTATAAGCAGTAAATGTACCATCCATGTCGGTTATTTGATCATCTGCATCTTGAGATACAGCACCAAAAGTACCAAAGTCAGTAAAATAAACATTTTTTATTCCACCAACTACATCTTTACATGGTTCAATCCTACCTTTTGTTAACGTACAAGCCATAATTTTTTTATTTTAATTAAAAAAAGGGCAGGTAGATTAATTCCACCTACCCTTTTCTTATTGTTATACAATTACTATTAAGCTAATGTTAATAGTACTAAGTCAGAACCAATTCCGTATTGAATACCGCTTGTAAATCTCATAATAACTCTTACGTTTTGAGATCCATCTAAGTCAGCCATATCTAATACTTTCACCTCATTGTGATCAGACAATAAACCTGTACCGAAGTAAAGGTTAGATTTTTGACCAGCAACAGCGTGATCAGATGGCATTCCTGGAGCTAATACAACTTTAATTCCATCGAAAGAAAGTGCATTACCCATATTATACCATTGATTTCCTTTATTTTCGTAACCTGCAGCTCCAAGACCAGAAGCACCAAAACCTCCAAGAGATCTAACGTACGCTTGGTAAGCAACTGGTGGTAAATAAATGTTTAAATCTTCTTTTCCGTAGATTGCATTAGGAATTGAATCAACAATGTTTCCTAATAAGCTATTAATGTTAGAAGAAGTAAATGAAGTTTCAGATCCGTTGGCAGCGTCATTTACATCTGCATCAGCAGCCATAAGAACTGTAAATCCGTCAAATTCACCAGCATTTCCGTTAACTCCACCCCAAATGTTTTGCTCAGTTTTTTCTGCAACTAAACCAGCAACGTGGCTTATTAAGAAATCACTAAATTTAGGAGGTAAGTTATCGAATGAAGAATATCCCATTTGGATAGCTTCCCAATCGCTTCTAAAATCTTTCTTACAAAGTTCTAAGTTTACTTGAAACTCTTCAGGTTGTAAGATTCTCTCTGTTAACGTAACGGTAGCAGTGTCAGTAAAATCACACGTTGCGTCTTTGATTACATTAGAATCAGTTGCAACTTTTTTAATTACTTCTTTGAACTTTACGTTAGGTTTTATCTCGATGTTACCTTGATCTAAAGTAGCACCAGATAATAATGCAGCCGAAATATACTTTCCAGCAAATTCTCCTGCATAAGTACTCGTAATTGATGTAGTAGTAGCCATAATAATTATTATTTATTTAATTTAAAATTCTATTTAATACTCTGTCTTTAATTGTTTGTACTCTATTTTTAGAATACAAATTTATTTTCTTTTGTTCTTTTCCTTCAGGTGAGTGATTTACTTTTTTAGTTTCTTCAGCTAATTCAACTGATTTTTCTTTACTTAACATTTCTGTTACAGCAAGTCCAACTTGTTCACTCATTTCTTCCTCGTCTTTGTGAGGACCTTTAAGATCTTCGATCATAGCTTTAATTTCTTCTACAACTGAAGTTAATTCTTCTTTTGTAACATATTTAGCTTCGACCTCTTCTTCTTTTTCTTCTTCTAGTTCTTCAGAAATTTCTTCAGAAGCTTCAATTTCTTCTTCAACTTCTTCTTGTTCAGGTTTACTATCAATAATTTCTTTAATAATTCCTTCTTCTTCAATAACTAAAATTTTACCATCCTCTAACTCATATTCACCTAATGGAAGAGCTACACGCTCGTCTTCAGTAACTATAAATACAGGTTGGTCGCTTTCAAACGATTCTGCTTCTAAAACAGTACCATTTTGTAACTTCATTTGTGCTAACTTTACTTCTTCTACAGAAGATTCATTTTCAACACCTAAAAGTTCTTTAACTTGATTTAACATTTCTAATGGTTTCATAGTATTATAATAATTAATAGATTGATTTGTTATATTTTCCCTATACCTTGTGCTTGGTAACTACCGTCACAGCATTTTCTAGAATAAGTTAGTCCGTCTTTACATAAACATCCTCTTTTACTATCTTTTGGACTTGTATAGTATCTATTTGACTCGTATTTTTTTTTCATATTATTTTTTTGGTACGCAATTAGGTACTTTTTTACCATTCTTCATTTTAAAACCTACCATCTCATAACCATCCCAACATGGTGCTTTTAATTCTTCTAATTCTTTAAGTTTACTTTCAGCCCAACGTTTTCCAGCTTTGCCTCCCCAAAGTAAATAAGATATAGTTCCGCAAGCTTCGTTATCACCTTCTTTATAATATTCCTCTGCTCTAGACAAATAACTATACATTCTTTTAATTGTCTGTTTACTAATAGCTTTACCTTGAGCTAATTGTTGTGCTCTAATTTTACCAACTTGTGTAGCACATTTATTATTTACTTTCTCATTTAACTCTAACCCTCTTTTAGCATTATTCTTAACCGCAGATGGATAATCAGCATAAGTTTCTAATTCAAGTGTTTTACCACTTTTATATCTTTTATCTTTTTTAACTATTCCTTTTATTTGCGATAATAACTCAGCAGCTTCTTCTTGTTCCATAATAGCAAGTGCATTAGGCTCGTTAGGTCTTTCTAATTTATCTGCAAAATAACCTTCTATTGAAAAACCTTTAACTTTGCCAGTTTTTACAAAATCATTCCAAACTTCGTCATTGTTTACTTTAACAGATACCATCCAAGTGCCTATAGGTGCACTTAAATCGTACTTTCTTGTTTTATCAAATTTATCATCTTCAACTATCCAAGATTCAACTACAGATAGTCCTTGTAATGGTAATTGATGTTCTAATGTAGATTTATTTTGATTGCCTCTCATTAAAAACAATTCACTTGCTTTTTTAACTGTTTTTCTAGAAAAATAAATATAATATTCTTTATCTTCGTTTTTCCTATATATTGGTTTATTAGGTATTAAAGCAGCACCCATAAGAATTCTTTTTTCCTTATCAACCTCTGCTAGTTTTAATTCCTGATTTTTTAATGCAATAAAATCTTCTTCTATTGCTGGGTTTTCTACAACTGATATTGCTTGAATACCTGAAAACTCATCTGATTCGTCTATAAAAAGTTCTATGATGTCCATATATTAATAATAATATTATTTGTGTTTTGTTATATTATCCAATCGTTGCTCCTGATACAATATTCCTATCAAGTTCTTGTGCTGTTGTAACATCGTTACTTACTACAAACGCTTTAACTGGTTGTTGTGTCTGATCTGATATAACACTAGCTAATTGATTAGTAGCACTTGCTCCAACTACATTAAAAGCCGGTGGAGCAGATGGTATAGCAGGTGATGCACTACTTCCACCTCCAGATCCCTTTGCAAAAGAAGGTGGTGTTGGTTCTTTTGTTGCTGTTATTTGTTTTACGTTTCTTAAACCTGCTGCTATGATAGCTGCTGCTTGTACAAAACCAAATATACCTCCTTGTCCTAAAGCTTTACTTGCACCAGCGTAAGTATCTCTAATAGCTTGCACGACTGCTATTCCTTTTCCAAATTTACTGTTTTGACCAACAATAGATGCTATATTACCTAGTGCATTAGTAATTTCTTTTTCTTTTGCTTTAGCTAAGTCTGTTTCTATTTTAGCCTGTTGTCTTTTTGTTTCTTCGTCATAAGCTAGTAGTTCATTATTAGCATCAGCATAAGCCTGTGTTCCTTCTTTATATAATTTCTTCTTATTTTCTAATCTTTCTAATTCTATTTCTCTTTCCTTTTCTAAATTATCTTTCTGTGTTTGTAATCTTAAATACTCGTTTTCTATTTGTTCTGTATTAAAGTCTCTTTCAGCTTTTTGTCTTTCAGCAATTGCATCTATATCACCTTGTTCTAAATCTAGTTTTTCTCTTAATAAAGCATTACGGTTAGAATCTTGTTCTGACATAAAACCAGTGATTTGAGCCTCTATAGCAAGTTTTTCATTTTTAGCTTCTTGTAATGCTATAAAGTTTTCTTCTGATTTGTTTTTATCATATTGAGCTTGAGCAGCAGCTAGTACTGTATCTGCATTTTTTTGCATTGTTTTTGCTTGCTCTTCTAATACCGCTTTTAATTTATCATTCGCCGCTATTCTTTCTTCTATAGTATTAAATTCATTGTCTCTTAATTGTCTTTGTTTTTCTGCTTGTCTATCATAATCTTCTATAAGACCTTGATTTAAAACTCTTGCTCTTTCAGCTGTTTTTTGTAGTTCTACATTTGCCTTAGCAGTATTAACAACTTCTTTAGTATAATTTACAACTGTATTTTTTACTTGTTCGAAACTTTGATCCTGTCCTGTAATTATATCAATACTTTCTTTTCCAGCTTGTTTAAAACTTTCCATTGCATTAGCAAATTCTCCTTTAAACAATTGTCCTAATCCTTGGCCTATAAAGCCTAAAGTTTCTTTAAATTGTTCAAACCTATCAATTACACCTTGTTTAAAAACATTTACAAATTCTTTCATTGTTACTAAAGGATCTGTAAACAAAGCATTAAAGAAATCTTTTACATTTTGAAAATTACCTACAATAAAATTAACAAAATCATTAAAAGCTATAGATACTGATTCAAAAGCTACATTATATATATCTAAAACAGCTTGATTTTGATTAAATACCTTTTTTAGTTCATTTAAACCAGCTACTAATAATGCAAATACACCTAAACCTTTACCTAAGCTTTTAATTCCATTAGTAACACCAGCAACGCCATTTTTAACGTTCTGTGCAACACCTTTTATTCCCTTTAAACTTTTTTCTGTAGTTTCATTGTTTTTTTCAACAGACTCACTAAGTTGTTCAACTTGTTTTTTTAATTCTTCAACTTGTTTAACAGCTTTGTCTGTTTTAGCAACAAGATCTATTGTAATTTTTTCCATGCTATTTCTTTTTTAAATTGAGCAAATGTTTCTTTTAAACTTTCAGGAAACTTATATTTTCCTTGAGCTATTCTAATGTTTTCTGTTTCACCATTAGCATCTTGTAATAATTGTAATATATTTTCTATCATACCTCGTTTAATAATTCTATATCACTTTCTCCTGTTCCTAGATTAGTTGTTATACTATTAATTTTATAGCTTCTGTTGTTTACTACAAACCTATCTGCTAATGTGTAATTCCTTAATATTTTTAATGGAAGAAATGCTTTAAATTTTGACAATCTTCTTTTAGTTTTAAATACATCTGTTATATATGTTGTGTAGTAGTTTTGAAATAATGTTCCTGTAAAACTCTCATCAGGAGAATACTCGTTAAGCTCTTGATTAAAGTTTATATTAGCTGTACTTGTACTTGAGTTTGTAGATACACTATTACTTGGAATCCAGTAATCATCAATATCTTCTTCTCCTGAACTTAATCCTTCAAGAAATCTAATCTCAGTACCATTAGTTATTTGTATAGGATAAAATAAAACAGGTTCACCTAAATAAGGGTCATCATTATCATCTACACACCATCCTACTTGAGCATCTGTTTCAGCAAAGTTTGCACCTGCATCTAATAACCTTTCAAACTTCATATGTTCAAAAGGAGATTCTACTGTATATATATCTCCTGCTATTTCTCCTACTTCATCATCTCCTCCTCTAAAGTTTGTTGTTCCCCATCCTTGACCTGCTAACTGTTCGTGTTGTAATGCTAATTTAGTACCAAGTCCTTTATATTTAAACTCTATCTCTCTATATGGTAGAGCTACATTTATTTGACTTGAATCTATATCTACAAATTCGCTTATATCATAACTCGTACCTGCAGTATAGAAACTATCTAATGTTTGTACTTTAATAGTTCCGTCATCTTCTTTAAATGCAGTCAGATTATAAGTCTTGAATAATCCTGTAAGAAAATCTATGACTTTTTGTTTTGGCATCTGTGCTGTTCCACTAAATTCTTTTGTAGCATTTATTGTAAATTCAGTTACATCAAAAGTATGTGATTCAGGAACTTGTAAATCTGCTAGTTGCCAATCAACTGCATTTTCAACACCTAACTCACCAAAAGTAAATTCTTCTGTTACTGCTAATCTTACTGTATATGTACCATCAACTAAGTCTATATCTTTACTAGCTTCTCCAGGAGCTGTAGCTACTATTGTATCATATACTTGACCATCTTTTAATACTGTTACAGTATAAGAAGTATCTTCAAGAGAATCTGGTCTTACAGTTAGAGTAGAAGTTATTTTATTTGCTCCTGTTTGATTTGATACTATAATTCTTTCTGCAATAGCTTCTACATTAGTCATTGTATTGTCTAATCCAAATTGAACTAATTGTGTATATTGTTCAGGTGCATTAGGGTCATCTATAAATCCTTTTTTTCTATGCATCCACATATATAGATTATAATAAGGAGCATTACTTGAATTAAAGAAGTCTGTAGAAAATGAAATACTATATTTTTCTTCTATAGCTTTTACTATTAAATGTACTCTTATAGCATATTTTAATTGTTCCCAATAAACACCGTGATGATGTTGTCCTCCTGTTCCCATATGTGCATATAAATTACCATCTCCTGCTACTTCATTTACACTATCATAATATAATCTTTCTGTATGTGTAATTAGAGGAACTACTAAAGCATCATTATAAACAACACTATCTACAGTAAAGTTTAAACCTGTTTTTAAACCTGTCTTAATAGTATTCATATCATAGTTAGTAGTGAAGTTCTCTAACCAATCTAATGCATCTAACTCATCATCTCCTAAAAGGTCTTTTAAATCTATAGTGTTTCCAAAGAATGTTATTCTATAAGCATAAGGCTTATTATTCTTCATATCTACTCCCTCTAACTTTATCTTACCTTTTTCAAAAGGCAAATAGTTGAGTTCTATGGTGGAGTTCTTTTTTACTCTTGCATCAAAGCCATTTACTATATCGTAATTGTAGTAATGTTCAAATACCTTATTGTTTCCTTTAGATGCAGGTAATGAGAATGTCTTAGTGAAGTTTGTAAATACTTTAGCTATGTCTTTTACATTTTGAATAGTTTGAGTTAGAGATACTGACTCATCCTTAAACATATCCATTCTATTTCCTTCAATATATAACTGAATATTCTGCATTATCTAATGTCATTTATTTTATTAAACGCATACTCGAAATCTACTGTGTAATTTATGAGCTTATCATTTACTGATTTCTTAAATTGTAAACTCTTAGTGTTTAAGGTGATTGGGAGTACCTCTGTTCCATTATCTACCCATACCTGTTCGCTTAGCATCATTTGTTTTATAACCTCGTTAAAACTCTCTTGTATGAAGCCTGTATTCATTGTTATAGATTCTTTACCTGTAACGTGAAACTGTCTTATT